GTGGTTGCTCCTGTAAAACAAATAAAAACAGCCTCATGCCGCTTTTTTCCTGCGGCTATTTTGGCTGTTTTGATAGATTTTTACGGCTATGGCTTTTATGCCCTATATTAAGATTTTAGCATTGAATTGACGATTTTGCAAGTGTCAATCCATGTGGACAAACACTTCATCGTAATCGTCAAAATCCTCCGGAAGGCCGTTTTCCCTTGCCCACTTGCTTACTATAAGTTCCCATTCCTTGCTTCTAAATTCTATAGGGGCTATTTCCTCCCCTTTTTGCCATAATATCGGGGTGTGACCTATTGCAGGCTGGTATTTTCTAATCCACTCATTTACAGCTTCATAAACCTTGCCGCCTTTCCAGTCTGTGATGAAAATCAGTTCATCATAGGAAATTGTCTTAAACTGCTTAAGGTATTCACTCATTGCCCTATCAGGCCTGTAAATTTTAGATACCACTTTCATCTTTTCTCCAAAACCCTATTGAAAAAATAAGGATTCAACGCTGCATTATCTATCCTGAATATTTTCATTCTTTTGCATATTGTACCATATAATAGATAGGTGATTTCACTTCTTTTGTACATTTCATTGCTTTGAGGATCATAAATATATAAAACGCCGTCTTTTCTGCCTGCTATAACTACATGTCTGCCCATTCCCCTCTTCCATTTAATTCGTAAGCAATACATTTCATCATTATGGATAGTCGCTTCCAAAAATTCCCTTGCCTTTGTGACTCTTTTGTCTCCGTTATACTTTACAAAATCAGGATGTCTTCCTTTTTCGTCAATTATGTATCCTTTTCTTTCGTTATTTGCCAATTCTCCAGAAACAGTTTTTTCTCCCAAAAATCTTTTTGCCTTTACGTCATACCCTCTTAATCTGGCTATAAAAGCTAAAACGCAGCTTTGGCAGTTTTCGGAATAAGGGTCTTTATATTTTCCTGTGTAATGAGGATTCACATTTCCACTGTCCGCTTCTTCAAATGTCATAGGACGGCCTCGTTTTACGCCGGATATGCTTTCGGGATAGTAATTCGGCAGTTTTTCGGCTTCTTCCCTACTTAATTCTGATATTCCATATTTATTCGGATCTTCCTCATCCGGCATTTGAACAAAATTGCCAGTAATATCTTCTCCACCCATGCCTTTTGAAATAATCCTTATGAACTCAGTAGATTTCTTCACAAAGCGGCCTATCGCATCTCTTGGGTGTAGTCTTTCAAATTCAGCATCATTTTCCATGACATTTGTCTTTCCGCTACCAAAAGCATGTGCAAGACTTTCAAGGACTACACGAAACGGCAGGCGGTGTCCGTTTCTGAACACAACCATTGCATCTGGATCATTTGTATAATATTTCATAATTTTCTACGCAATTCCTCTATCTGGGCATCTATGGAGGCAATATGCTGTGCCGCCCAGCCTTCGGGGTCAAGCAAGGCCTCCCTTATGTTCCGGGCGGTTATGCTGTTTTCCAATGTATGTATCTGTTCAAGGGCTGTTGGCGGAGGCTTAGGGATAATCTGTCCGTCTTTAAAAATAAGCGTTCCTTCGTCAATGCCTTTTATCTGTTCTTCCGTAAGCAGATTATCGCCGGGCTTCAAATTGCCTATATATTTCACAGTGAACAGATGTACCGCATTGTATGCCCTGCGGCCTCTGTAGTCAGGCACTTTCTGCCATGTCCCATTCTCAAAGACTATGGCCTTTCCGCTTTCGCTTTTCGGCGGAATTTCAAATGTACAGTTTGCCGGAAGAAGATAAATTTCCTCTCCCTCCCTCGCAGTACGCACCGGGTCAGGCTGGCAGTTCTGTGTGCCGATGTATTCCATTGTGTGTTTGTCATATTTGTATGCCTGCATGGTTTATCTCCTTAGTATTTGATTATGAACGGCACTTGTATTGCCGGAGGCTGGACTGTTTCAGAATTGCCGTATATGGAATTTGAATTTGCAGCATTAATATATAATCTATCAATGCCATTGCTTCCCTCTGCTCCTGTATTTTTTTTCGCACCCAGTTTTATTCCTATTGCACCATCTACATTTGCCCAAGGATAATCATAAAAATTAGTGCTATAATATGCGTTATTATTGCTAGCTCTGTTTTCACCACCAAATTGTCCACACTCCCCTGTAATATTTGGCAGTCCGGCAGTTTTTACCGTTCCGGCCTGGCCCGCAGTTCCGCCCCAGAAGGTCTTATCCGTGAAGTCAGGCAGATTGAAAGTAGTGCTTCCGTCGCCTGTACCGTACAGTGTACCTATGGCAGCAAACAGGGCGGCATAATCAGTGCGGCTTACAGCAGAGCCGTCACATAAAAGCCAACCTGCCGGAATGGAAGCCCCTGCATAAGGCTGTACTGACCCGGTAGGCACGGCCTGGAGAAGATCTGCCGCGCTTACGGTTATCTTTGCCCATTTGGTCGTGTTGGTCAGGTCGCTTTCAGTGTTATCTGCCACAAGAGACCGTACGAAATAGCCGCCAGCAGGATACCATAGCACAGCCCCCAGCGGATAGCCTGACGGCAGTGGCTTGCCGCTACCCACCACCGCAGCGTTATAAGTGGGATAATTTCCCTGCTGAAGCTCAAAAAGATTGCTGCTGAACAGGTAGAATATGCCGTTCAGGTCAACCCGGCGCGGTCCCTTTCCGCCCAGGCTTTTCGGCGTGGCCGTCATGTACGGCAGGCCTGTCTGATAGTTTATTCTGTTTGTCTGTGGAGTAGCGTCAAAGTCTGTCTCACGGTTCACTTTTCCGTCCGTGATCTGCTCCGCAGCTATTACCTTTATTGGCTGGTATGGCATAATTTCGTTTCTCCTTTGCGGCTCATTCAGCCGCCAGTATCGTGCCTGAATATCCGTTAACTGTCTGACCGTCTTCCTCATAGTCGGCACACAACAGTCCGCAATCGTATTCAGTGTAAGCATCTTCAAATTCATCTTCGTACAAGACCAAAAGGTCTGATTCGTCCACATACGAGACACCAACGCCCATGGGCGCGGGCAAAAGATTCTTTCCGGCGGCAATTATGGCGGTCTCATTGCCTATTGTCAGGACATACTTATAGGTCATATTCCTGTTGTCCGTAAGCCGCACACTGCCACCGAAAGATTCCCATAGTGCCGTTTTTATTGCCGAAGTTGTTGCTGGGGAGGCATTCATTATGGCCTTGAATTTGAGCAACTTGCGGTATGTCTCATCGTCCATCTCCGTGCTGCCTGTCTCCGTCATTATTCCTTCGGTATGGCGGGTAAGACCTATGTATTTTCCCAGTATGTCAAGCTGTATGCCCTCTGCCCTGTCTATACTGAACCCATCCAGCATTTTAAGAAGTATTCCACCGCAGAACGCCGCAGTCACCAGTGCCTTTATATGAGCCCTTGCCTTCGGAAGCGTCCTGTACTGAAAAATCAGAAGGTTCGCATAATATTCGGCGTGTTCTTCCTCTGTCATTGCCTGCTCTCCTTGCCTATGATGCCGTGGTTATGGTTATGTTCTCCGCCTCTATTATGAAGCGGCTTGACTTTGTTGCTGGCTGTGCCACCGCCCCAAAATCCGTACCGTTCCCGGAAACTTCCGCCGCAAAGGATGTGTTCTGCTGTTTCTGTTGCAGAAGGCTCACTATGGCGGAACTTGGGGCAGGCTCGTTTATGCCAAAGGACATTACGGAAATTATAGCCGCTTTCAGATATGCGGCATCTATTGCCTGTCCGGAATAAGGAGTGGCAGTTATCCTTATGTGCAGGCTCTGCGGTGTTGGGCGGTCATAAAGATATGTCTCCTCGCTGCCGTCCGCCTGTGGCACGCTTATTGACTGCGATCCCTTCATTCCGCATCCGCCGCCTAATTTTGAGTTCATTGCCTTGCCTATGTCATCGGCATCGCCTCCGTCCACTATTGCCCAAATTGAATGTGGCGGAACACCGTCCGCATCTGTCTGGTTTGTTCTGTTGTTGTAAATCTCTGCCTCGCTAACTCCGTCTATTGCAAGAAGTGCGGCTTTCAGGCTTTCCGTGAACCCACGTCCGCTTATACCAACGCTTATCCTGCGACGCTGCCGCAGCTGTGCATCCGTCTCCTCGTCAGTGCCCTTTACAGTTGCTCCACCTGGATTGCTTACGGCGGTTATGCCAAGGATCACTGTGACCGGCACGGTTATCGTGCCTGCCGTCACCTCTACCGCTCCCTTGTTTTCAGCACGGAACACAAGCTGGGAGGTTCCCTGCTGTATTTCCGCAGTTTCCATAAGCAGAAACCTTGTGCCTTCCGCATCGCTTACGGTATATGTGTCATCTTCGCTGTTTTCGTCCAATCCCGGAAGACTGACCGTCCTGTCCGCTGTTATATTCACCACTGTCTGCGTGTATGTGCCACCCATTCGGCGTATTCCGTTTATGGCACATCTCTGGTCAAGGGACACGCCCACGGCCTCGTCAGGATCAAATGATGCGTACACGCCGTGCATAAGCTCGTAGATGTCGCTTACGCATTGTGCGAATATGTTTATTGCCTGTCCGTCCGGGCTGTTGCTGTCCGTGTTTATCTCGTCATCGCCGCCATATATGGACTGCATTTTTTCAGTAAGTTCGTCTATTATTTCCTGCTGTGTCTTCGTACGCAGTCCGTTCCTGTCAAAAGTGTTTGGCATTTTACAGCACCTCCACCGTATCCGTCATTTCCGTCCCATCCATAAATCTTACTACCGCCGTTATACCAAGCCTTCTGCCGGAAATATCCGGCACAAGGGATGATATTCCGGCCACCCCATAGCTTTCAAGTATGGTCTTTTGCACGGAGGCGGCTATCCTGCGTCTGTCTCTGCCTCCCAGCATGTTCCACCAGTCAATACCAGCGTCCATGTCAAAAAAGCAGTCGTTTCTGAATGAGAGAAGCCTTGTCCTGACATTCAGCATAAGGGCCGCTGTTCCCTGTGCGTAATTGCCACGTCCCTTACCGAAAGTCCAGTCTCCATTTTCGTCTATGTTCCTGAATTTCATACAATGCCACCTTTGCCAGGCTATGCCACCGGGCCAGTGCTGCTGTCTCCGGGCAGAACACCACTGTGCGTATGTCCCTCGCCTATGTCCGTGCCGTTTGCCTTTATGCTTCCGGTTATGGATACATTGCCCGTCAGGCTTATTCCGCTACCGCTTATCTCCATTGAGGTTGCTCCGTTTTTGAGTGTTATCTTTCCGCTGCCAATGGTTATTTCCGCAGTGCCGTCCGTTGCCATTATGGATTCCGGCATGAAGCGCAGGTAGAAATCACCCTGTCTTATTTCCATGCCATCAGCATAGTAATCCGAAATCTTGTTCTTCCTGTGCCTTATTCCAACAAGAATGAATGCATCGGATATGGAATGTCTGCGGTTCGTCCTCGGTGGCATGGCCTTGCCTTCCGCATACCAGCTGTCAATGTCCCTGTCTGCGAAAAGCACAATGCATCCGTCCCCGGCCTTTATTGGGAACGTTATCCTGGAATCTCCACCGCCCAGTACGACGCAAGGGCAGTCCACCAGCATGGGATATTCCAGTATCTCGCCGCCTTTGCGACGCTGCATCATTATCCGTGCCTCGGCTGTCTGCTCCTCTGGGTTGAATGAGACTATCTCACCAGGCATAACACAGCGTAGCTCGGACATTATATTGTCCTTTGCCAATTCAAAAAGGCCTGCCAAGGTAGGCTCTCCGGCATGTCCTGATGCTTCCGCCATATCCTACACCATCTCCAATGCCGCCGTGCCAAAATACAGCGTCGCCCTTGTCTTACATTCCCCTGACACTGCTTCTGATATTGTGCCAGAGTGTTCCACACCAAGAACCTTGTAATCACCGTTGTAAATCCTTTCGGTAAGGCTTGAAAGCCTCACCTTCTGCCCCAGTTGCAGCCTGGGTTCAAAAATCATATCCACTGTCAGCTTTGTCTCCTCACGCATTGGCGTTCCAAGCAGTCCAGTCCTTGCACTTATTTCAGTAAGCGGGCCGCTTACACACTCGTTTTCTTTCAGAGCATACGCCTTCTCGCAGTCTATGAAGAATCCTCCGCCTGTCGCGGATTTGAGCAGCTCCGCAGGACTTCCGCTCATTGCGTTGCCCCTTGGCAGCGTCCCGCTGAATTTACCTACCGCGCCACTGGTTATTCCGGGCAGATCCTTGAAAAGGTCAGTTATTATCTGTCTGTCAGATGTTCCTCCTGCGTAAGTGCGGCTTGTGCTTCCGTTCAGTATGGCAAAGCCTCCGTCATAACACTCTATTTCAGTAAGGTACTCTGTCCCCTGCCTGTGGGAATATGCCCTTTTTATGTTTCCCTTGAATATGAGGGGCAGCGTCTTTCCCTGTGTGCCATATCCGGCATGAAGCTCCACGCCCTTGTAGTTCCTTATGTCATGCTGGTCCTTGTAAATACGGTTTCGTGTCCTTTCCGCAAGATTGTAGACGGTCAGCTTGGCGGTGTTCGCATCCGCCCCTGTGCTGCGGCTTACCTTGAATGAAAGTGTCAGCGGAGGCCTTATCTCTATATATGTTCCGTCGCCTGTCTGTACCCTAAGGACATAATTCCTCATCCATTTCCGCATACGCCAATCACCATCCCTGCTGTTTCATTTCAAGTTCGGACAGCTCAGCCGCCTCATTGGCTGTGATCACAGCCAGTGTTGCCCGCCCCGCAAGAAAATCCTCCGGCAACATTGGCTCATATCCGTCCTCCGTCCAGCATATTATGCCGAATGGAATGATGTCCTGCCACTGGCTAAGGATATTGCCATTTGCCGTTATACGCAGTCCGTGTGCCGACCATCCGCTTTTCTCATGCAATACGTCGGCAAACCAGCCAAGCTGCGTTGGCATATAGGTGAGTTCAAGCACTGCGACGCTGCCGTCGCTTGTTATTATGCTGTGCCTCTGCCTTGCCTCCGCCGTTATGTCGTCAAGAATCTGCATATATGTTCATTTCCTTTCAGGACGCAAGCCCAAGTTTCTGCGTTGCCTTTAGAAGTGTGCTTTCAGGTGGCTTCTTTGTTCCCTTGTCCGCTGTCTCGGCAAGTGAATGACCTGCCCTGCCAAAAATCCTCTTCCTGTCCTTGCGGTTGTAAATGGAGTTTGCCATGCAGACCTGCTTGAAGGTTATTGTAAATTCCGAATAGCTGCGTCCCTCCGCCCCCTGTCTTGCCTTTATGCCCTGTATATACATGTTCTCAAATACGCCAAACGGAGTGAACACGGTGGATGGCTTTCTTCCCTGCCATAATTCCTTGAAACGTATAAAGGCCTTGGCCTGCGAGCTGGCCTCCTCCTGAACAGGTGTCTTCCTTATTATGTCCTCTATGCGACCTGCCGTCTCGTTGGCTTTCTGGAATGTTGAATAAAGCGACTGAACCCTGTTGAGGGCTGCAATGCCGGAAGATGAGAGCGAGGGGGCAAACGCACCTAGGGATTCCATTGGGGCTGCCGCATTTGCCAGATGTTCCATTCCGTGCGGAGGCTTGTTGTTAAGTTCCCCTATATATCCGGAAAGCGTTATTGTAAGTGGCTTCAATGCTATGTGATCCTGCATGGCACTGTTGCTTTCCACCCAGTGATCTGTGATGTCGCTTTCAAGAGAGACCTCATCCTCAGTCCTGGTGTCAAACAGATATGTCTCGCTGTCCTGGCTATCCGGGCTGACAAGGTATGCCGTAAACGAGTTTGCCACGCTTGCCGCAAGGTCAACCGTGTTGGCAATGCTGTTTATCTTTGCCGTGTATGGATTGTCAAGCAACTTTGAAAGGCTCAATGACATTTGCTATGCCTCCGCCGCAAGACCGCCA